TCCAAAGAAACGAAGCCAGGCGGCGGGAGTACCTGCCAGTTCTGCTTCACCTTGGAACGAATAGAAAATTTCTGAGTATCTAATTCTCATAATCACCTCACAGGATACATAACAATCTACAATTATTTAGGAGCGTGTCAATGGTTATTCGTATTCAATTTCACCTGTTTCTATAGTCGCTTCCACACTCAACACATCCAGATGTTGGGATTCATCCATCAGAACATCATCATCCAGTTTCTGGAGATACTTAGGCTTTCTGGTCATCTTTTTGTCCTTCTTGGTGTCATGCAATTCTTTCTGTGCTGTGTCTGCCTGTTGCTTCAGATATCGGATGAAACCATTGTCATAGCTTCCTTCATCATGGGCTTGTCGGATGATGCCTTCAATGTCCAAAGACTCAATGTACCGATATTTGGTTTGTAGATGTTTCTTTTCTTTCTGGATTCTACGCAGAAATGCGTAATAGGTGATTTGCGTGAAATAGGCAAAAGGATTGCTGGATTTCTTGGGATCAAAGTTGTCCATGTAGATGAGACAATTTTCAATGGCATCCAGAATCATATCTTCACGAAAACTGTAGTTGATGAAATTGCTTTTGTAGGCCAAATGATTGGCAATCTTGATGAAACAATCACCGATGTAATCTGGAACTTGAGGCCTTTCTTCTTCATTCCTCTTGGCCCTGTTCACTTCTTTTTTGAATTCAATCAAAGCAGCCAGAAACTGCTTGTTGTCAATGTAGTGCTTACTGTTCTCGTCCTTCTTCTTCACCATAATACTCTCCATGATATTCATCAATATCAATAATGTGGACATCTCCATTGGTCACTTCACGCAACAAATCATCTGCTGCGTCTGACCGTTCTTCCTGTTCCAGAAACTTCTGTCGGGTTTCTTTAGCTTGTGTAACATAAACAACATATTGTTTTCTGACTTCTCTCTTCATGTCACCTATGGTCAGCACTACATCAGTGCTGATGACGAAATCTTCTCCGTCACTCAACCCCATCCAAGGACGAAGCATAAAACTTTCTCCAATCACATGATTGCCTCGGCGGGTTTCTTTCATGGGCACCACTTGCACAGGAACATGCATCTGTAGATGTGTTTCTGCTGCTGTGGACTTCACATCTCGTTCCATGTTACACAGGATGTTTTCTCCTGTTTTCAGCTTTACAATTTTGAAATATCCATCGTCGGTACTAAGCATGTAATGGTACGGTTAGAAGTTTATAATTAAGTTCTTCTTCATTGTATATCTTCACACGCTCAATTAAATGTAGTAATGTGTAATTCTTGTGAGACTTCCATGATAAGTTGTCACCGATATCATACAACTTACATGATGTTTTCTGTTCACCCAATCGAAGTCCTCGACCGATACTTTGTAGGTTTCTGATACGAGATTTCATGGGTGAAGCAAACACAATGTTATGGAGGTTTCTAATATTTATTCCTGTTGAGAATGTACCGTAGGATGCCAAGATGATGGCATCTGAAGATTGTTCGGTCAAGGCACGAACTTGTTCACGTTCCTCAGCTTCCACTCCGCCGTGTACGAAAAACAAATCTCTGCCTTGTTCAATTTTTTCAGAAATCAAATCATACAAAGGCTCACCGTGTTTCTCCACATACTGATACAACACCAAAGTGTTTCCTTTCAGATCCGCCACAAGATTTCTGATGAACTTGTTTCTCTTGGGGTGTGTTATCAACCAGTCCAATTCTTCCTGATAGCTGAACTTTTTACATAATTGTTTTTCTTCATCTGTGTAATCTAATGTGATACACCGAATTTTCAATTCAGCTAGTTGATTGGTGTCCATTAATTTTTTAGTTGTGGTGATTTTATGTACCGCACCAAACAATCCTTCCAACACCAACCGATGTGTCTTGGTGCCATCCAATGTACCTGTGGTGCCAATCTTGAAAGGTGCCTTGGTACACTTGTGCATGATGGAAGTCAAAGACTTGGCTTTGAACAAATGACATTCATCACCATACACCACATCAAAGTTTTCAAAAAAGCTCTTGGGCATCTTGTAGATGCTCTGCCAGGTGGAAATCACAACAGGTACATTGGTGATTTTCTCTTTTCCTGAATAGATGCGTGTGCAATTGTCAGACACTTTCCAATCACTGTCTGTGGCATAATCGGCAAAATCGCCGTACATTTGCTCCACTAGGCTGGTGGTGGGAACAATGATAAGCTGTCTACGATTATGTTGTTGATGCCATCGAATCAACGTGTAGATGATGAGGCTTTTACCGCTGGCTGTGGGAGACAATAACAGCGTTCTATTGTTCTGAATGGCTTCTTCTACTGCAATCTTCTGATAATCCCGAATATCAACAGGCTTACCATTGGAATGATAGTTTAATCCATTAATAAACTCAGTAATATTACGGACATCACGGATATGCTGACAGTTGTTAACAAATGCATAGCCGTTTCTTTTACAAAATTCCTCAACATAGGAAACAAGACCCACATACAATTCTTTGGTGAACAAACTCAACAAACGAATTTTGCCATCCCAAAGTTTCGCACGATATTGAGGTGTGAATTGAGCGCCAGGAACTGCGAACGTGAAGAAGTCATTCATCTCCAGTAGAACATCAGGTTCAGCTTCCACCCGGAGATAGACTTCATCTTTTTTATTTATTGTAACCGTGCTCACATCCCACCATTGGTGAACTTGTACCATTCAATGGCAGACTTCACATCCCAGGTTCTGCTATTGATGCTCTTTAGGATTTGTTCCAGTTGAAACAACAAGGTCTTGATGTATTCCAGCTTGTCTGTATGTTGAATGATATCATCATCTGATGCCATGAATTCATCCATTTCATTCTTCAACGGCTTGTTGTTCAGATACTGGTCCCATCCCAGCTCCGTGAGTTCCTCTTTGGACAACTCACCACGATAGTAGCGATATTTCAATTTGCGTAAACGAAGATAATCAGCTTCAGCCTTGCGATATTGCAGGCGAACTGAGGTCATCATGTTCAGATATTTGGCGTGTAGCTCTGGCACACGTGCAGCAGCTCGTCCCAGATTGGTCTGGTCCACTTTGCAATCATCTGCCCACATGGTTTGAATGTCTTGTAGTTTCATGGCACCTCCTCACAGTCCTTCAATTATAAACTACCTTACCAGTTTTGTCAAGCCAGAGATGTCACAGTGAAGGTGCGATACTTGAATATGGCTTGAGCAGCAAAGTACTGGGTGTCACCTGTGGACACATCAAACTCAATACCAGTCAATCCCACAGGAAAACAATCCTTGAAAGTGAATTCCACTTTAGGTAAATAATTGGAATCCAATGCCAACAATGTGGCATCACTGTATTCACCTGAATCCGTGGCTCTGGCACCAGTACCAAATCGTGCTGAGAATTGTGTTCTGCTTTCTGGGAAGCCCAAAGCCAGAAGCCAATTGTACAATTCAATGTAATTGGCCATGGTTTCTTGAATCAAAAACTTTATACTTAATTCACCATAATCAATTTTTTCACCTGGCTTTGGAATGTTGACAAAGGGTGTGGGTTGCACGGCATACCCTAGATTCACACTGGGAATATTAGCTGATTGGCAAAAATAGGTGACTTGAGGAAGATTCTGAATCAGGAAATAGAAACCATTTGGACGTAGAAAGTCCAACATATCTGGTTGTCCATATTGTGGAGATGTCATGTATGTGTCCTGTAAAGTTTCTAATATTTATATCATATAAAAGGAAAAAGAGAGACCTTTCGGCCTCTCTTCCCCAGTTTCCAACTACTACTATTATAGAAGGTTTGTTACTGCGAACAAACGATAGTAGTGGTTACGGTCAGCAGTGAATGTATCTGCGTCTGTTGTACCGTCTGCTTGTGTTACGAATGGATTTGCAATCATGCCATAACGTGTCTTGAATCCAATCTTGGGTTGGAAGGTTGATGGATCAATTGCGCGAACCATTTGGAGAGGAACGTATGGGCAGTAGAACAAACCTGCGTCATATGCTGTTGTACCCTTGTAACCGACCATCACGAATTGTGATGCGGCGTTTGTGTTTGCTGAGTATGGGTCAACGAACACCTTGTAACGGCCATTCAATGTACCTGCGAATGTGTTGCCTGTGTCATCTGATGAGATGCCATCATTGCCTGAAAGAGCTGGGGTGTAATCCAACTTGCCAGCCATTGCTAGAGCTGCTGCAACGTCTGATGAGCAAATGATGAAGTTACCGCGACCGCGACGAGTTTCTTGTGCGATGACGTTGGCATCACGTTCGATTTGGAACATCAAGCCCTTGAAACGTTCTACTGACCAACGACCGTTTGAGTCAACATCAAGGTCGAATGTACCTGCTGTTGCTGTTGAAGCAGCACCTGGCTTTGCCACCTTGTAGATGGTACGGATCACTTCACGGTTGATTTCAGCAAGAATTTCTTGTGAAAGAATGTTAGCCAATTCTGCTTCTGCATCAAGACCGTGAATTGCCTTCAAGTCTTGTGCCAATTCAACTGTGTATTCAGCCTTCAAAGCACGTGACTTTGCTGTGACTGTGGTCTTTTCAATTGAGAAAGCCATTTGTTGAAGGGTGGTTGAATCACCAAAACCTTCAGCAGTTGAAGTTGAAACACCTGTACCTGTGGTGTATGCACCTGATACTGGGTTTGAACCGGCATGTGCACCAGCGCCTGCGAAGTCTGTATCAGCTTCGTTGAATAGAGCTTCTGTGCCTGCTTGTGTTGAGTAGTGTGACTTCATGGCGAAGATGAGGCCTGTTGGACCAGTCATTGGTTGCACACCGGCCACATCATAAGCCATCAAGTTTGGAAGTGAACGACGAACCAATGAGATAAGAATTGGGTCGTAACGGTCAA